TTATCAAGCGCAAGAACACGCGGAAGTTATTTTAAGACGATCAAGAAACGCATTACAAGTTTCATTAAAAGTAAGTGGCGAAGGAATGAATCTAGTTGTAGGCGATATAATAGCGCTTACACACGCAACACCTGGATTCAGTAATAAACTATTTAGAGTTAGTAATGTAACATTAAATAAAGATCATTCTGTAAATTTAAATTTACAAGAACATCAAGATAATTTTTATACCTTTGCAACTCAAAGTGCAGTACCAACAATTACTGATACAGTTTTACCAAATCCTTTAACAGTATCAGCTCCCGCGTCAGTAACTTTAACTGATGAATTAATTGCTTATAATGAAGGAACAGTTTTAACACGATTAAATATAGTTGTAGGTGCGTCAACAGATAAATTTGTTACACAATATCAAGTAGAAATAAAACAAGCTAACGAAACTAATTTTAAAATATTAGCTGTAGGATCGCAACTAACTTATCAAATGCTAAACGTTATTGATAATAACACTTATACAGTTCGTGTTAAGGCTTTAAATACATTAGGTGTTTCATCAACTTATGTAAGCGCTAATAGATTAATAGTTGGTGCAACTGAACCGCCAAGTGATGTTGTAAACTTTTCTGTTAATATGCAAGGCTCAAATCAAATGCAGTTAAATTGGGACCCTGTAACAGATTTAGATATTGCTTATTATGAAATACGTTATCAAAATGTTAGTTCAGGTTCACAATGGAATAAAAGCGTTAATTGGTTACAAGTACCCCGTAGCTCAGGCACATCAACTATAGTAAATGCAAGAACAGGCGCATTTTTAATTAAAGCCGTTGATAAACTTGGTAATGAATCAAATAATGAAACAATTATTTATTCTAACATAGCTGATTTACAGGCTTTTAAAAACGTACAAACATTAACAGAAAATATTAGCTTAGGTACTTATGATAATGATGTTGCTTTAACTGACAGATCAGGAACTAATTCTATAGTTTTAGATACTATAACTAATTTTGATTCTACAGTTGGTAATTTTGATACCGCTACAGGCGATTTTGATTTAGGCGGAATAGATACTACATCAAATCCTAATAATGCTACATCAAATATTGATGATGAAGGTTTTTATAATTTTCACAATACATTATCTTTAAGTGCTGTTTATGACGCGTCATTTTCAAGTAATATTACAATGGATCAAATATCTGATCCTTATGATTTATTTGATAGTGGTAGGGGTTTTAGTACATTTGATGACGCACCCGCACCTTTTGACGGAAACGATCCAACTAATGCCACCGCACAAATACAAGTAGCAAGTTCAGAAACAAGTTTAGATAATTGCACAACTTATTATAATTTAAATTCGGCGGGTACTTATAAAGGACGTTATTTTAAATTTCGATTACGTTTAGGAAATAAAAATAATAAAGTAGTACCTTTTGTTAGTGGTTTATCAGTTACGTTAAATATGGAAAAAAGAGATGAATCAGGCGAAGATATAGCGAGTACAACGTCAGCTAAAGCAATTACCTATACAAATAAATTTTATGTAAATCCCGCTATTGGTATAGCCGCGCAAAATATGGCAACAGGGGATTTTTACACAATTAGTAATAAAGCTAATACAGGTTTTACAATACAATTTTTTAATAGCTCAGGATCAGGGATTAATCGAACATTTGATTATATCGCTAGAGGGTATGGTTTGGGCTAAATTGCGATTTTATTTCGCTGTGTTAATTAACAAAGGATAAATAAATTATGAGTCAAGTTTCAGATGTATCAATAGCCAATCAGGGTTTTAGTGCTTTTCGTACTGAGTTAAATAATATTTTGGCAGCATTAAATTCAATGCACTCAGGAACGTCAAGACCAAGTTCAGCAACAACGGGCACAATGTGGTTAGACACCACTAACTCAGGGTCTAATTCTTTAACGATAAAATTTTATGACGGATCAGACGATATTTCAGTTGCTACAGTAGATACGTCAGCAAATACTATTAATTTTATTGATAGTGTTGTTACAGGTTTTGATATTGTTGGAGATACCTCCCCTCAACTTGGAGGCGATTTAGATACTAATAGTTTTAATATTGGAATTGATGACGCACATTTTATAAAAGATGAAAATGGTAATGAACAATTAATATTTCAAACAACAGCCTCAGCAGTAAATGAATTAGAAATAACTAATGCGGCAACAGGTAATGCTCCATCTATAGGTGCTAGTGGCGAAACAAATGTTAGTTTAAAAATTTTACCAAAGGGTTCGGGAGAAATTATTGTAGGTACAGGATCAGCAAACTCAACTGTAACAAGTAACGGCGCACATAATTTAATTTTAAATACTAATAGCGGTACAAATTCAGGTAATATAACTATTACTGATGGTGCTAACGGAGATATAGATATTACTACAAATGGGACAGGCGCAATTAAATTTAATGATTTAGCTTATATTCCGCAACAAGCTTTAACATCATCATCAAACGCTGTAGCATGGGATAGTCAAGCTAAACCAAACGCATATCATTTAACAACAGAAAATACGACTTTTTCAGCTCCTAGTAATCCTGTAGAGGGCGCTTTTATTTGTTTAGAAATAAATTTTGATGGCTCTCATACTATTGGTTGGAATACAGTTTTTGAATTTGCGGCAAGTACCGAACCAACAGAAACGGCAACTAACGGCAAAACTGATCTTCATGTATTTAGATATAATGGCGCTGTATGGCAAGAAGTAGGTAGAACAATGAATTTAAGTGAAAGTTAAAATATGTATGCAATAGTAGAAAGTGGTAGCATTACCCAAACATTTAATAATCCAAAAAAATTAGTTATTAATAATATTCGTTATTCAACTAAAATTTATTCTTTATGGTCAGTTGATGAAAAAAAAGCCATTGGTTTATATGAAGTAGAATATGATAACACGAATAAAAAAGATGAAGATTGGTACATCAACACAAATCAAACATTAACTTATGATTCTAGTGGCGATAAAGTTGTTGCAAGTTATGGAACAGCAACAGCTAAAGCTATTGCAGATGTTAATGAAGTAGATGATAATGGCGATCCATTATTAAATAGTAATGGAGATCAAATAGTTACTAAAGGTTTAAAAACTGTAAAAAAAGAAATGATAGATCAACAATGTGCTGGTATCTTACAGCCAAGTGATTGGCGAGTTATTAAAGCTAAAGAAACATCAACAACAATGAATAGTGCATGGAAAACTTGGAGAGCGGCAGTTAGAACAAAATGTAATTCTATGCAAACTCAAATAGATGGTGCGGCAAATGTAGATGCACTAGCGGCTTTATTTACTTACACCAAACAAGAAGATGGTTCAGTTACAAGACCACTAGGCGAATTTCCTATAAAGGAATAATATGCCATTAATCCTCCCAGCAAGAACATTAGATAGTAGTTATGAAATAAGTAATTCACTTAGGTTTAATGATGATGATAATCCCTCTTTATCTAGAGCTAATGATTCTGGAGGTAGTAATACAGCAGGTACATTATCCTTTTGGACAAAAAGAAGTGAAATAGATACTGGTTATTTATTTTTTGCTCGTTCCGATGACAGTAATGTTTTTAATGTATATTTTTCTGGTAATGAAAGATTAGAAGTTAGAAGCACTCAAGGTGGTACGGCGCAAATGTCATATAAAACTAATGCTTTATTTAGAGACCCCTCAGCTTGGTATCATATAGTTATTGCTGTAGATACTACAGATGGTACGGCAGGGGATAGATGTAAAGTTTTTGTTAATGGTTCTAGGATAACAAGTTTTGAAACTCAAACTAATTTTGGCTCAAGTAATACTATAGAATTATTTCAATCTGATGCCACAGTTTATGTTACTGGTGAATTTGAGGGTGGGACTATAGCAAATCCTTATGATGGTTATATTGCAGATTTAAATTTTGTAGATGGCACACAATATGATGCTAGTTATTTTGGAGAAACAAATGATAATGGAGTTTGGATTCCTAAAAGATTTTCAGGCACTCAAGGAACAAATGGATTTAGATTAGAATTTAAACAAACAGGAACAAGTGCAAATGCAAGTGGTATGGGCGCAGATACAAGCGGAAATGGTAATCATCTAACACCAAGTAATTTAACCGCATTAGATGTTACAACAGATACACCTACAAATAATTTTGCTACAATGAACCCTTTAGATAACGCTGTTTTAACTTTATCAGAAGGTAACACAAAAGCTACTCATTCATCTAGTAGTGGCGGTGAAGAAAATAGAGCAACACTTGGAGCGGCAAATGGTAAATGGTATTTTGAATTTCAAGTGCAACACACAGTTGGAAGTTTAAATCCTTTTGCTTTAGGTATGATGAGTAATACAGGACAAAATCCTTTACAATCAGATTTAAAAACAACTGAAGCATTTACCTCAGCTTGGCATACAGATGGTAGTAGCAATAAAATTGAATCAAGAGTTTCTGGGTCTAAAACTGAATTAAATTGTAATTTATCTTATCCAGATAACGGAGATATTATAAATGTTGCTATGGATTTAGATAATGGCAGAGTTTATTTTGGAAAAAATGGAACATATATAAATGATGCGTCTGGTAATACAGGCAATCCATCAACTGGTGCAAACCCTCCTGTTAGTTTTACTACTGGTGGACATTTTTATTTTCCCGCTATTCACAATAGGGGAAGTCAAGGGTTAACTGTTTCTTTAAATACAGGTAATCCATCTTTTTCAATATCAAGTGGTAACGCAGATGCTAACGGATATGGTAACTTTGAATACGCAGTACCTAGTGGATATTATTCACTATGCACGAAGAACTTAGCGGAGTACGGATAATGGCTTATACAACAATAGACAA